GCTAATGGGTGCGCTTAAAGATTGGGTAGATCAAGATTGGGTTAGGATTGGTACTGACGGTTCTATAAAAGGCCCTTGTGGTACGTCTAAAGACAAGAAAAACCCTGATCGCTGCTTGCCTCGTAAAAAGGCTCAAAGTCTTTCTAAAGCAGAACGTGCTAAAACTGCTCGTAAAAAGAAACGTGCAGGAGCAAAAGGAAAAACTGTAGTTTCTAACACTAAAAAAGCAAAAGTTCGTAATATGGAAAGCGGAGGTGTTGTAGAAACTATTTCTAAACGTAAATTTAATGGTAAGAGCGTACCCGGAACTGCTGTTGCAAGGGGTTGCGGTAAAATAATGTCCAACCGAAGAAAGCGCACAAAGGGCGCTGTAAGTCAATCATAAGGAGTTTTATATTATGGCTATGAAGAAAAAAGGCTACCGAAATGGCGGTAAAGTTAAAAAAATGTCCAAAGGCGGGGCGGCAGGCGGTAGAAAAGTACGCCGTATGTCCAAAGGTGGAGCCACAGGTGGCAAAACAGTTCGTCGTATGACAAAAGGTGGAGCCGCAGGCGGTAAAAAATCACTTGCCGCAGCAAAAGCGTCACTTCCTGCTGGTTATAAAATAGTTAAAAAGTAAAATATGGCTTATTTGCACAGTAATATACCTTATTTTAAGGCATGGGTTCGTCGTGAATACACTCATAACCATGAGGATTATCACGGCGAATTTTTGCACGCTATGGTTATTGGTGTAACGACAATACCAAACAGATGTTTGAGTTTTCAGGTCATATTTACTGGAAATGAGGCTGAAGGAGAAAAAGAAGACACAGTACATGGTGGTGCTATGTGGGCGCGTATGCCCATAACTGCGCTTGTTGGTGATATTCCCCTAGAAGAGTGGCCTGAACCAATGGAAACATACGATGCACAGCCTTGGGACTGTGCTTCTCATCATAATTCTGTGTATGTCATGGATAGAACTACTCCTTGCCCTTGGATGGCTAAAATAGATGGTAAAATGCACCCAGCAAAGTATTTATTTACTGTAGACTACACTGAATCAGAAATAGCGGATGACCCAGCGCAACATAAACAAAGCCATGTGCTTCAATTATTAGATGCTGGAGAATGGACGGGTAATATTGTTGCGTTACCCAATAACCGTGTGCGTGTAACGCACCCTGCTTGGTTTCAAACAGGCGAGGGCGCTCCTGATTTCAAGCCATCTCAACATATACACTATTCAAAAAGTGATTTAGACTATACACTAGATGTTAACAAGGTTTTCGATAACCTTTATAACGAGGAATAACATGACTGTATCAGGCTCCAAAGACTTTGAATTAGATGTAGCAGATTATATTGAAGAGGCTTTTGAGCGTTGCGGCCTAGAAGTGCGTACAGGGTATGATTTAAAGACTGCAAAACGCTCTTTGAACCTTTTATTTGCTGATTGGGCCAATCGTGGCTTGAACCAGTGGACTATTGCTCAAAGAAACTTCACAGTTACCTCTGGAGATGGTGATGAGTCTTTAGGAATTGATGTTATTGACATATTATCTCTTGTTGTTAGGCGAGATGGCACTGATTTCTCTTTAAGTCGCATTAGTCGTGACGAATATCTTAGTATTCCAACAAAAACCACCACAGGACGCCCTACACAGTTTTTTGTTGATCGACAGATAAATCCAGTGCTTAAATTGTGGCCTTTACCCGATAATAGTACCGATGTGGTCCTATATGATGCCTTAATACGCCTAGATGACGCTGATAATTACATCAATACTATGCAAGTTCCCTTCCGTTTTTACCCTGCTTTAGCGGCTGGTTTGGCCTATTATATAGCTCTAAAACGCGCTCCAGATCGTGTTCAAATGCTAAAAACGGTCTATGAGGAGGAATTAACGCGTGCAATGGATGAAGATAGGGATCGTGCATCCTTCAGAGTTGCACCAGATTTGAGGAATTATAGATATGTCTAAATATGCTACAGGCAAATTTGCATACGGCATATCTGATCGTTCAGGGTTCCGTTATCGCCTGAGAGACATGAGAAAAGAGTGGAATGGCCTTCTGGTTGGTAAAGACGAGTGGGAGAGGAAAGAACCGCAACTTGAGCCTTTAAGGGCTATCCCTGACGCACAATCGCTTAGAAACCCACGCCCAGAACAGAACTTATCTGAGCAAAGAAACATTCAATGGGGGTACAATCCAGTAGGACGTGCAGATGATGGTGGATTAACCCCTAATAACTTAGTCGCAACTGGATTAGTTGGCAGCGTTACGGTGACAGAATCATGAGCTTTACATATGCAGAACTAAAAACAGCTATTCAGAACTACACTGAAAACACAGAAACAACTTTTGTGAATAGTTTAGATATTTTTATAAAAAATGCAGAAGAACGGATACTAAAGATTGCTCAACTTGAGGTTTTTAGAAAAAACTCCACAGGCGTTTTAACTTCATATGCATCAGACCCTACTAATTCCCAATACCTCACTCTTCCAGCCGATTACTTGGCTCCTTTTAGCCTTTCATACACTAAAAACAGTGTTAAAGAGTTTTTGATGTTTAAAGATGTAAACTTCATTCAGTCTTTTAACCCCAATGTTTCTACTACTGGAGAACCAAGATATTACGCACAGTTTGATATAACTCACTTTATTATAGCCCCGACTCCAGATGCGGCCTACACAGTAGAGCTTCATTACTTCTATAGACCAACTAGCCTTACTGCTGGCGCTGATTCTGGCACAACTTGGCTAAGTACAAATGCGTCTGTTGCCCTTTTATACGGCTCTCTCATTGAGGCGTACACATTTATGAAGGGTGAGGCAGATTTAGTACAGAATTACACTCAAAGGTTTACTGAGGCTATGTCTCGTGTCAAGAACTTTGGTGAGTCTCAAGAAGTTACAGATGCTTATCGCACTGGAATGATATTAAGGGAGAAAACATGATACCTAGTATGAATATTGGCCTACCTGAAGATTATAAAGTAGAGGTTCACACCTCTAATGGAAGAGGCTTTAACCCTGAAGAGATTGCAGAGCGGTGCGCAGATAAGATTCTTTCTGTTTCTGATAGCGCACATCCTGCAATTCAACAGCAAGCACACGCCTTCAGACAGCGTATAGTAAAACTAATAGAGTTTTATTTAGCTGATGCTGTGCAAAATGACAGAACTACTGTATATAACGCATTAACCGATGCAGGACACCCAGAACTTGCATCACTAATAAGGAGATTGTGACATGGCCTTTAATGGTAACTTCATGTGTACGAGCTTTAAGAAAGAGCTTCTTGAGGCCAAACACAACTTTTTGAATAGCGGAGGAAGCACTTTTCAGCTTGCTCTGTACACTAACGATGCAACATTCACTGCGGCAACTACTGCATACACTACAAGTAATGAAATCAGCAACACTGCTGGTAGTGCATACTCTGCCAAAGGTAATACTTTAACACGAGTTGACCCTACGACTTCTGGAACTACTGCATTGACCGACTTTGCGGATAGCTCTTGGTCTTCGGCTACCTTTACGGCACGCGGCGCTTTAATATTTAATGACAGCGCTAGTGGTGATCCTACTGTCCTTGTTTTGGACTTTGGTGCAGATAAATCAGCGAGTAATGGTACATTTTCCGTTGTATTTCCAACGGCAGATGCAAGCAATGCGATTATTAGGATAGCCTAATGACTGATGTTGTTGTCGCCTTTTTAGGGTGGAACTCTTCTAGCCAAGGTTGGAATGGTGGCACTTGGGGCAACAACGTAGCCTTACCCGGATCAACCGCTTCTGTAGGTTCAGTTACGGTTGTTGGTACTGCTGTACAACCTGTGACGGGATTAACCTCGACAGGATCGGTAGGATCGGTTACGGTTACAGGAACAGCTAGTGTAGCAGTAACGGGGATTGCAGCCACAGGCTCTCCCGGTGCGACTACAGTAGTAGGAACGGCAAACCTAACTTTAACTGGTGTTGCTGGCACAGGGCAAGCTGGAGATGTTTCCACACTTGTCACAGGCGATGCTAACGTGGATGTTACAGGTTTGTCCGCTACGGCAAGCGTTACACCAATTCAGGTTTTGGTGTGGAGCAATATTGTTCCTGATCAAAATCCGAACTATAATGAAATTATTCCTCCCTCCTCTTCTTCTTGGAGCGAGGTTGCAGCATAGGAATTTAAACAATGGCTAGTACATATGTCAACAATTTACGCCTTGAGGAAATAGGCACAGGCGAACAGTCTGGTACTTGGGGCGATACTACGAATACTAACTTAGAATTAATTGGTCAGGCAGTTGCTTGGGGAACTAGAGCCATTGCAAACGCATCCACTGATAATATCACAATTGCTGATGGTGCGGCTGACGCGGATAGATGCCTTGGACTGAAGCTCACAGGCGGAGGTCAGGCTTGTACGGTAACACTTCTGCCTAACACTTCTTCTAAAACTTGGTTCATGTATAACGCAACGGCTGCGGATTTGACCTTCACATGCGGTAGTGGCGCAAACGTAGTTATTCCAGCGGGTCAGACAAAGGTTATTGCAACAGATGGTTTGGGATCAGGTGGTGTTGTTCACGATCTTCTTACTGCCGTTAACTTAGCAGGAACTACAGTTGTTGATGATCTGACAGTTAGTGATGATTTAACCGTTGGCGATGATCTAGCAGTTACTGGATTAGCCACAATCGGTGAAACCCTTGCTGTAACAGGCATTGCCACATTTACTGACGATATAATCATTGGTGACGGTAAGACTATTGGCTCTGCAAGCACAGTAGGTGCTATTACTATTGCCTCAGATGGCGATACTACTTTTTCTGCTGATCTTAATGTTGGAGCAAATTTTGATGTTACTGGCAACGCAGTCATTGATGGCACTGCCCTAGTAACAGGCGTCCTGACCACAACTGCCGCTACTGTGTTTAACGGTGGGTTTACGTCTAACGCTGATACTAATACGTTTACATCTGCAAATGCTAGTGATCCTCTTGTAATTATAAAAAATACTGCAAATGACGCATCTGGTGCTAGACTCTCTTTTCAAAAAGACAAAGGTGCTGCTGCTGCTGACGGAGATGATATTGGTACAATAACATTTATTGGTGACAATAATGCTCAAGAGCAAACTAATTATGGTTCTATTGTTGTAGAAGTATCTGAATCACAGGACACCGATGAAGCTGGCAAGATGTCATTCTTTGTTGCAGAAAGCAACGGAACAACGAGCCAGTTAACAGCAGGATTAATCATAGAAGGCGAACACGCAACAGATGGTGAGGTTGATGTAACCATTGCTGCTGGTAATTCTTCTAACACCTCTGTTGCTGGTAATCTTGCTATTACAAGTGATTTGACAGTGACAGGAGTAGTTAATCTTAGAAATGGAAGTGCTTCTTCTCCTGCCATTAGAGCCACAAATGATACTAACACAGGCATGTACTTTCCTTCGGCAGATAATTTAGCGTTTAGCACAGGGGGTGTTCAAAGGGCATTTTTAACTGCAACTCAGTTAAACGTAACAGGCAATGCAATCTTTGGCGGTTCTGCACACACATTTGCAGGTTCTGGTGTTTTTAGTGGTGCCGTTGATTGTACAGAAATAACATATGATAGTTTTAATGATGGTGCAGGTAATACTGGATTAAACGTAGTTAGATATTATTCATTGGATACTGATGACGCCACATCTCTCGGAAGCGACTTTAATAATAGACACACCAACCTGTATGTTAACACCACCAATGGGGTTTCTGTTGTACCTATGTATGGCAATGGTGGTAGTGGTGTTGCTTGGCAAGTTTATATATTTGATCTAGACAATCAAGTATTTAGGAATAACCAAGTAGATTGGACACAATCTGGAAGCAGTGGCAACACTTTTCAGCTTATAGTTAATAGCGGTAGCGGTGGGGCTACAATACAAAGAACAGGCGGTGCTTTAGCCTATCAAGTATATGTTTCAAGAGTAAGCGGAGGTACAGCATAAAATGAGTGTAACTTTTACAATGGATATTTCTAATGCCAAAGTAACAAATATGTATGGCATGAATAATATCATCAAAGAAGTTAAGTTTTCCCTTACAGGTACAGATGGAGTTAACACAGTAACTAATTTTTTACCTGTTAAATTAGACTATCCAGAAGCAAAGGACTTTATTGAATATGAAGAACTTACAAGGAATCAAATTTTTCAGTGGGTTATAAATAATGTAGAAGAAAATCTCATTAGTAAGCTAAAAACAGGTATAACTTCTCAGTTAAGAGATAAACAAATAGTAGACCCAGATAACCCTGTGTTAAAGAAAATTAAATTACCGAGTTAAAAGGAGAGACGAAATTTTAACCCCAACCCCGAAAGGAGATCACAATGGCTGAGAAAAAAACAAACACCATTTCGATCAATGACGTAGAATACACTGAAGACCAACTAACAGATGCACAAAAAGTATTTGTTAACCATGTTGCAGATTTGGATCGCAAAATTAGATCGGCGCAGTTTAATATGGACCAGTTAAACGTAGGGAAACAAGCGTTTATGCAGATGTTAACAGCTTCTCTGGAAGTCTCGGACGAAAAGGAAGCCGCAGAATAATGGAAATGGACGCGCTTTGGAATGCCGCCCTCACCGCTGTGGTTGGCTTTATCGTATGGTGGGCGAAAAACCAGCATGACGAACTGAAGCGCGTTCAAATCCTTTTGAACAGAACAAGGGAAGAACTCGCCAAGGAATACTCGACTAAAGTTGAGAGTACAGCATCCATAGACAGGTTAATAACCCGTTTAGATGCTCTCGACGCTAAAATGGACAGGATGCTAGAAAGACAGACTAAACTAGACTAAAGGCGAGTCTTATGATTGAAGTATTAGCCTTGGCAGGAGCCGTAACCAAAATAGCTGGCGGAATTAGTTCCGCTGTACAAGCAGGCCGTGATGTTAACACTCTTATGCCTCATTTTGGTAAGTTGGCTAAACTTGAAGCTGATATAAACCTAGCAGAACAGGGTAGACATAAAGGACCACTAGGCAGGCTTTCGTCTAGTGAAGAAGAAGGTTTTGCCATAGCACAAGCAAAAATGGCTCATAAAGATGCAATGGATACCCTTCGCAGCCATTGCAAATTATACGGACCACCGGGAATGTGGGATTTGGTGGTAAAAGAACAAGCTGCTGCAAGAATACGCCAGAAAGAGGATTTAGAAGCACAAGCTGCTGCTAGAGATAAGTTGTTTTGGGGAATTACTCTAGCTTTAGGTGTTGTGATATTTATAGCTGGTACTTCCCTAATGATATGGGGTGTAGATAAATTGGCAAATGGTTGAAGATATATCAAAATATATTAGGAAAATATGTTGTGTGTGACAAAGACGGAAAAATTGTTATAATAACGGTAGAGAGAAAACTTGCTATAGCTTACGCGAGGAAAATAAATGACAGAGTTTGATAAAGCTGATCTTGATAAAAATGGGAGCATTGATCGCATTGAATGGAATCGTCTTGCTTTAGAGGATCGTAGACTTGAGATCATTGATCAAGATTTAAAGCGTAACGCAGAGCGAAGATTTACAGGTTTAGCGCTTGTAGGAATGTTGATATACCCCTTTATTATATTGTTAGCGTCTGTGTTAGGCTTCGACAAAGCCGCAACACTTATTACTGATATTGCTAGTGTTTATGTAATCGCCGCGTCAGGAGTTGTAGCGGCATTTATGGGGTTTAACGCCTACGCTGGTAAATCAAACAATAAGACTTCTATATCGTATGAAGACAGGAAGGTAGAAAAATGAGTATAATTAGTTCCTTAATAGGCCCAGCAACTGAAATTGTTGGTAAGTTTGTACAAGACAAAGACAAGGCTGCACAGCTTGCGCATGATATAAGCACAATGGCTGATAGGCACGCACAGGAGGCCATGTTAGCGCAGTTAGAGGTAAATAAGGCTGAAGCACAGGGAAATTGGTTTCAGGCGTCTTGGAGGCCCTTATGCGGATATGTGTGCGTTTTGGGTCTAATGGTAAACTTTCTTATCTCTCCAATTTGTGCAGGGTTTGGGTTTGTTATACCGCAAGCTGAGATGTCAGTTATGATGCCAATACTCACAGGAATGCTCGGTTTGGCTGGCATGAGGTCATTCGAGAAGGTTAAAAAGGTTTCTAAATGACCAAGTTATCTGAAAGCTCAGAGTTCACAATACCACTAAAAAACCTTTTAGCTTTAGTGGCTGCAACTGCTATTAGCGTATGGGC